AGGTGGTGCCCGTTAGTGTAGCGAAAGGTCAGCCGTTAAGGCCAGCCACATTATCCTTGGGGACAATGCTCAGTTGCTGAGTCTTAGTGACATACTTGCCAGTAGCCGGATCAATCCAGGAAACCTTGACGCGAGCGATCACCAACTGAGACGACTCATTCGGGGACATGTAAATGAGACCGTCGTTGTCAATGCGAGTACCCGTGTCCTTGTTCCCCTCGATAGACCACTGCTCAGTGAACTCGATATCCTCCTGGCCGGCCTTGAGGCCCGTCAGGACCGCCTCCAACTGGGCCGTACCGCCCTTGACCATGCGGGCAGACGTCTTATCCACGTTACGCACGTCCTGCTCGTTACTGTCAACCACGAACTGCAATCGGTCAATAGCGACCGTGCTAGCAATCTCAATCGAGTCCCGAGCAGTATCGGGAGCGGTAGAGAACTTGACAATCGGTGCGAACGGAGAAGCGGAGATGATCTCCCAGTGGTGGAGGAAGAAATTAGTCTGACGGGAGATCGGGTTGAACTCGCTAGTGGTCTCAAGGGACGTGTCAGCGATCACGAAGAAATCCTTGGTGGTCAGGAAAGCCTGAACACCGTTCATCGCAATATCCTCCTGACGAATCTCGATAATACGAGACGGAACGTCAGCGTAAGAGACGTTGAACAGTACAGCCAGGGCGTTCACGTCAAGGCCCGACTTAACCTCAGGGGTAGCAAACAGGATGAGGTCCTCAGGCTTGGCCGAGATCGGCATCTTAGCCCCGTTGAAACGGGTGGAGAGGAACTGCATGTTACCCGCCGTAGCCCGAATCTTACGGAGCAGAGAACGGGCCTGAGGTTCAGTGGAGTCCATCTTGGCAACGTCAGGAACGTTAACGTTGAACATAGGATACTTGTTATCCATAATCCGGAAAAGAGCGCTCATCATGAGGTACTCATCCCAGTTATCCGCCGTGGTGGGGGAGGACATGATCTGCTGAGTCAACTGGTCAAGGCCAGACGGATCAAGAAAAGCACGCTTGAGTGTGTTATCGTCAATCGTGATTTTGTAAAAGTCCTCACGGTCCACAGTGTGGAAAGCCGTAGCCACGTCGAGATCGGCGCGACCAAAAATATCACGCTCAAGATAATCACGGTCATGGCTGTAGTGGTTAGCCTTGACGATACCCACCTGAATTTCCTCGATGGTGTCACCGAACTCTAGGGCTCCACGCTTGAGTTCGCCCAGGGGGTTATACCAGATGGAGTTTCGTGCGTACACTAGTCCGATACGGTTAATAAGGGACTCGATGAACTCGTTCTTGTGGGGACGGAAACTAAAAATTGCGTCTGCAACGTCAGCCACATTGCCCTTGTTGGCTGCCGGGATACGCTTATGATAATCAAGAGACGCGTCATTGCGGATAGCGTTAAGAATGTTCACGTTATCCGCGTTACGAATCTTACCGTAAAACCGTCGTGCCATTACTTCTTCTCCTCATCGTCGTCAGAGTCACTAGTGGAAATAAGATCATCGAAAGTGACACCATCATAATCCGCTGAACCGTCTTCTCCGGGCATATTAGCGGAAGCGTCACTAGGGTCACTACCCGGAGATGCCATGAGCAGATCATAGTTCTTGCCCTTGAGGTCAGAGATCATCTTCTCCTTCTCCTCAAGCATGGAATTAAGATCGGTCATCTTGGAATCGAAACCACCTGCAAAATCAGTCATCTCGTTCCAGATATTGGAAAGATTATCGAGCGTATCCGAATGATCCGCCCCAAGAATCTCTCCCAAACCGCTGAGAGCAGAACTAAACTTGCCCCCAATATCATCAAGAAACCCCATCTCTCTTCCTTTCTGTGCACAAAAAGATATGGTGGGTACTTACGTACCCACCATATCACTGCGGAGAGAGACCAGACAGTCCTAGAGAGTGTCAGTCCACCAAGTACCGAGCGGTTTCAGCCGGTGACATCCCGGTCACTTGCCAGTACTCGCCTTGATCTCCTCCACGCCCTTAGTGACAATCTCCGTCAGAATCTCGCCAACCTCACGACGGAGAGTCCAGTGAGCATCATCGAGAGCGGCGGCAACCTCCTCGGTGACGGTGACAGTCAGGTTCTTGTGTCCAGCCTTGACGCGTGCCATTTCAGTTCTCCTCTACTTGAGTGTGAATGTGGTGTTAGAGAGAATTACCCCGCCGGGAACTCTCTTGGGTACTAGTTTACCGTCCCAAGTTCGCGGCGTCAACATGTCCTCCAGCCTGACTTGAGCCGCAATCTCTGCCGGTAGACCCGCGATGTGAACATCGTCATGGTCTCCGAACCGCTCGCAGTACTGCTTTGCGCGCAGGAACACCGCGTCATCGAACGGCTGACCATCATGCTCAACCTTCCATGCGCCCAGTTCCGTCGGATGCAGATACAGGTCGGGCTCATCCCTGCCCCGTAGGTGGAGAGAGTCGGTGTCGCAGTAGAGGAACCTGTCATAGTTCGCTTGCGCCGAGTTAATGAGGTCCTGACGTGCGTAAGCGGTGATGAACGCGCCCATAGCGGTGTATACAGGGTTAGATTCCTCATGATCGCACATTGTTAGTTGCACGGTGCCATTTTCATCGAGATACGGACGTTTACCTGTTACATCGGTATTCTTGGCAAATTTCCCGTACAACGAGTTTAGGTGTAGTTTAGCGATAGTCCTTGCCCCTCCCGTGCTGTTTGCTTTTACGCCCATCCACTTATCGATGTAATCGTTAAAAAGCCCCTCTGTGGCCTTGAAGTTCCAGCATCCACTAATTGAGTAAATGGTAATATTGTACTGCTGCATCCACAACTCAAGGTCAATGCTAGTAATAGTCACCGTCGTCGGTTCGGGCACAGACTCAAGGAACTCGTTAGCGTTGAACTGCAATGAACGCTTAAGTTGAATGCATGGAAGGTGGCCCGGCTTAAGCCTTGCCGTGAACGTCAATGAGATGGTGTACAGGTCTGCCGTATCATCCTCCCCCTCAGACCACCACGGGCGCCCGTAGGGGAGAGGCTTCGTCCTCATTACCCACGGATACATGGAGTTCTTGTCGATCACGATTCCGGGACCTGTCCTCTTCCTCACCCATCGTTTTGACGGCATCGCAATACCTCCTCGATATGCGGCCCTAATATCATCATCCACTGTCTTCGATAGTGTTGGGAATGTTCGGCTGAAACCCTTTCCGTGTAGCGACTTGAACTCGGCCAGTGAGTCGGCGCCAACGGTAAGTTTCGTCATTCCGCTGGCAAGGACTACACGCATCGCTTGAGCCATGATGTAGATATCGTTGTACAGGTATTTCCATTCGTCTTCCGTGGGTAGGTACCCGATTGGTCGCTCTGCCTCATAGTCGATCTCTCCCTTAACGGACTCAAGATTGAATGCCTTAGGAACGTCTCTCACAGGGAGTGGAATTTTCTTGAGTGAGTCCCTAAGTTCCACTTTCACACCAGCCTTTGAGACAATAGTGATGGAGTAGAACTTGTTCATGTTACTAATGACAGTAGTAAACTCACTTTTTCCAGGCTTATCAGCCACCCATTTGTATCCATTTTTCAGAATATGGTCAATGATGAATAGACCGTCAAATGCGAGGTTGTGGAAGAACGTCACGTTAGGAGCAGAAAGGAGATATGCAACATAGGCGCCAACTCCTAGCCCTACCTCGTAGTCCTCATAGTCGTTGACCGCCATGCTTCCCCATGACCATACGCGACAGTCAAGAGGGTTAGTTGTTGTCTCGAAATCTGCGCACCTAGCGTTAGATATCGAGTGTCTTGGCATAGTTGTAGTACTCCATAGCCCTGCCGATGGATTGCTCACCACGCTCCATCGCAGAATCAATCATACTGTCTGAGAGTTGGTTGGAACCGTCAAGAACTCTCATCTGCATCTGCATTGCGTCATACTTGAGCGCCAACTCATTAGGGAAATCGGTGTAGGCCCAAATGAACCAGAACTGTTCGTCAGACAAGGAGTTGAACTTAACTCGCAACTCCTCGTCACCGACCGTATCCATCATCTGGTTCATATAGCCCCGTGCCTTAGTCACCAGTTCCCTACTCGTGTACTGACGACGAATATCGTCGTTCCGCAGAGCAATCATCTTTGCCCCCTCAGTACCCATGAGTTGGGTAGGGGAGTAAATCTTAAGTTTCTTCATGCCGTCATATGCTTCGGTACCGTGCACGGGATGAGTCGGCGTCATCATTGCGCGCCTTTCCTTAACGGTCATTCCCAGTGGCTTAATGAAGACATCCTGATACTTGCTCTGTTCGGCGTCAACACTGTTGTTTATCTTCCTGACGGAGTTAACGTAATTACGGTATGACTGGCGGGTCACAATAGTTCCGCGAGCACCCTTGTAGTAGCCGACATGCGACTTACGGAAATAAGCTTGCTTCTCAAGGAGTTTCTTAAGCCTGTCTCCTGACATTCTAGAAATAGTTTCCTTGCCTACGCGAGGGTCATATTCCATTCCTGAAATGTCGACCCCGTAGTCACCTTTGGCCATGCGCTTAATCTTACGAGTCACCAGTGACTCAGACTTCATCGCAGCCTTACGCAGTACGATCAATTCCTCTTTGCTGTACCTCATGATAAATCCTCCCCCCCCCCCCCCCCTCCCGCCGGCGGGTGCGCGCGGGGGTGGCCAGCTCGCCG